AGGAGTATATATGCCACAAGTAGGAACAAATGAAAAACCAATGATGATTTCAGCTAATCCACGCGGAAAAATACTTGGAGACACAGGAAGTTTTTACAAATCTGAAAATAAAAAAAAGTATGATGAAAACTACGATGCTATATTTGGTAAAAAGAAAAACACACAGGCGAAATAATTTATGGCTACATCCTATCTTGATTTAACTAACGAACTATTGCGAGAGCTTAATGAAGTCACTCTCACAACTGCAACTTTTGCAGGGGCTGTAGGTGTACAACAACATGTTAAAGATTCTTTAAACAGAGGATACTTTGATATTATTAATCAAGAACCTCAATGGCCTTTTCTTTCTGTAGCTGAAAGTGGCACAACTGATCCAATGTATGGCAATGTATACGTAGAAACAGTAGCAGGCACAAGATTTTATGAGCTAAAGCCTTCAAGCTCAGACATTACAACAGATTATAGTTCAATAGATTGGGACAACTTCTATTTAACAACAGTAGGTGTTTCAGGCGAAACAACTCCTTACACCTCAAGAAACTTGCGATTTTTAACAACCGAAGAGTGGAAAGATACGCGAAGAGTTTCAGAAAATTTAGACGATGCTGACTCACAAAACTATGGTGAGCCTAGCAATGTTATTAGAAGCCCAGACTCACGAAAGTTTGGACTCAGCCCTATACCAGACAAAGTTTATCGCGTCTGGTTTTTTGCATGGAACTTGCCAACAAAACTAACAAACTCTACAGACACAGTAGTTTTTCCAGAAATGTATACATCTGTATTATTAGCTAGAGCAAGATATTACATTTGGCAGTTTAAAGAAAATCCTCAAGCCGCCGCATTTGCGCTTGATGACTATAAAAAAGGAATGCGTAGTATGCGCTCTAATCTTATTGAGCCTACGCCTTCTTACTTTAAAGATGACAGGATGAGACTTATTTAATGGCCGCTTCTCAACCCTTTGGTATTTCATGCAAAGGTGGGTTAAATACTAACCTGAATCAGCTTGAAATGCTCGCTCAGCCGGGATTAGCTACAAAGCTTACAAACTTTGAGGTTGATCCTGATGGCGGTTATAGGCGAATAAACGGATATACAGCCTTTGGTGATACTAGACCAAATAGCGCTAACAAAATACTAGGCATGACAGTATATGCTGATGGGCTTGTTGTTTGTTCAGGTGATGGAATCTTTTTTAGCCAAGACGGAGAAAGCACTTGGCTTCAACTAAACAGAGCAAGTGTTGCAGGTTCAGGAGATAATTACACAGCCTTTACAGGCCGTAGTATAGATGCAAGAACTTCACAGGGTCAAGTAACTTTTGCACTCTTTGAAGGTAACACCGACTACGGACAACTAGTAATTACAGACGGAGCAAACAAGCCTTTCTTGTTTAGTATGACAGGAACAGGAAACTTAACAACTAGAACATTTTTTGCAGAAGAAGTAACAGTAAGCGGCTCTATTGCTCCAAAAGTTTGTGCAATACACGACAAACATTTAATTGTAGCAGGAGCGCCTACAGCTAAAAATACAGTATTTTATAGTACAAACTTAGACCCTAGTAGTTTTTCGGGTACTGGTTCAGGAAGCATTGTACTGCCCGATCAAGTAGTAGGCATAAAAAGCTTTCGTGATGATTTAATTATATTTTGCAGAAACAGCATACATAAACTTATAAATATAAATGACTCTAATAATATTGCTGTTGTTCCTGTTACTCAAAACGTAGGTTGTTTAAGTTCTCATAGTATTCAAGAAATTGGTGGTGACTTAGTATTTCTTAGTCCTGATGGCATTCGATCTGTTGCAGGTACATCACGTATTGGTGACGTTGAGTTAGGTTCAGTAAGTCGTCAAATACAATCTATTATTTCAAGCATAGCTTTAGCTGTAAATAGCTTTACAATTACAAGCGCAGTACTAAGAAGCAAGTCCCAGTATCGTTTGTTTTATAGTGTTGACGGTGCTACAAGCTCTGTATCAAAAGGAATTATAGGTACACTAACACCTAATGGCTTTGAGTGGTCAGAAACACTAGGAATACAAGCAGTAGGGTTTACTACAGGTTTTGATTCAAACGGCATAGAAAAAGAATATCACGGAGATAACGCAGGATACGTATATAACCACGACACAGGCGATACCTTTACAGCTTCTGGAACTGTATTTGATATTAATGCAATTTATCAAACGCCTAATTATGACTTTGGTGACATAGGAACTAGAAAGACTTTACATTATGCAAAGATTTCTATTACTCCAGAAGGAGAAGTACAACCAACACTAAGAGTGCGGTATGACTATGAAGATACAGACATACCACAACCCGCAGATTATATTTTAGATTCTGTTCCATTGCCTGCCCTTTTTGGCACAGCAATATTTGGAACAGCAATATTTGGAGCTAGTAATGATCCAATGTTGCGACAAGCAGTACAAGGTAGTGGATCAGTATGCAACTTTAGAATTAGTAGCTCTGATCAAAAAGCACCCTATGCAATTAACGGTCTATATATAAATTACATCCCATCAGGTAGGAGATAACCCAAATGGCAGGAACAAGCTACACTAGACAAAGCACACTTACAGATGGCGATACTATAACAGCGTCACTCTTTAATACAGAATATAACCAACTAGTTTCTGCTTTTGCTTATGCAAGTACAGGCACTACAGGACACCAACACGATGGTGGAGCAGGCGAAGGCGGTAATATTCATACAATTGGCGACCAAGATTTTAATAATAAAATAGTTGTTGATAGCTCTAACAATCGTTGGAGTGTTTATGTAGAAGTAGGTGGCAGTGCCGTAGAACAAGTACGCATTGAAGACGGTGTAGTATATCCAGTTACAGATAGCGATGTAGATTTGGGTACAAATGTTCTGCGCTTTAAAGACGCATACATTGATAGCCTCACAGCTACAGGCAACCTTACAATTGGCGGCAATATAGATGTCGATGGAACTATAGAATTTGACGGTCTATCAGGAACAGGTTCAGTTACAGTTACAGACATTTTAGATCAAGATGATATGTCAGGCAATAGTGCTACAGCCCTTGCAACTCAACAAAGCATCAAAGCTTATGTAGACGCACAGGTTACTGCACAAGACCTAGACCTGACTGATGGCTCTTCAAGCATTTCAATTGATTTAGATTCTGAAGCTTTAAGTGTATTGGGCGGCACTGGTATTGATTCTACTGCAAGCGGCAATGGCGTAACACTTGCAATAGATTCTACTGTAACTACGCTTACAGGCTCACAGACATTAACCAATAAAACTCTTACTTCTCCTGATGTAAATACTCCAGACATTGATGGCGGTACAATAGACGGTACTGTTATTGGAGGCTCTAGTGCGGCGGCAGGATCATTTACAACCGTAGGCGCTACAGGAAATATTACAGTAGGCGGTACAGTAGATGGTCGTGATGTAGCTACTGATGGTACAAAGCTTGATGGTATTGAAGCCTCTGCAACCGCAGATCAAACAGCATCAGAAATTAGAACATTAGTTGAATCTGCTTCTGACTCTAATGTCTTTACAGATGCAGACCACACAAAGCTAAATGCTATAGAAGCCTCAGCAGACGTAACAGACACAACCAATGTTACTGCCGCTGGTGCCTTGATGGACTCAGAGCTGACTAGTATTGCGTCAGTCAAAGCATTAAACCAAGGCGTTGCAACAACTGACTCTCCAACCTTTGCCGCAGTAACGGTCAACGGCAACGTAGAGTTTGATGGCTTGTCAGGTACTGGGTCTGTAACAGTCACAGACATCCTCGACCAAGATGATATGTCAGGTAACAGCGCAACCGCTCTAGCGACTCAACAATCCATTAAAGCCTATGTAGATGCACAACAGGACACGGTTGATACATTTGCAGAAATACTTGCACTGAGTAATGCTACTGGTGGTACAGACATTGCAGTAGGTACTGGCGATGACATTACGTTTGCTGATAATTCTAAAGCAATATTTGGAAGTGGGTCGGATTTACAGATTTATCATCATTCAGGCGGTAACAGTATAATTGCT